GAGATGGCTGAACATGTCTGGCAAAAAGTCAAAGGTTATCCAATTCCCGAATGCTACTCGGTCGAAGATCGTTTGTCAATATTCGAGCGGTACTACCACCGAGCCAGCGCCCAGTCGCAAGGGGAATAAGTTAGTAGAATATTATAAGAAGGAATGGCCCACGATTGTTGGGGCATTGCTAGGAACAATCGTCATGTTTTTGACGATCTACTTTGCGGCACTAACAATACATGGAGCATAGTATGAAAGAGTTAGTATTTGCTGTTATCAGCATTTGCCTACATTCTGGTGAATGTGAAACGCACCAGGTCAAGATTGAACCGAAGGTGTGTCAATTGAAAACCGCACAGGCCCAGGTGCCCGTGATGGGTGAATGGAAAGACGCCACAGTGAGGTTCAAGTGCTAAACTATATTGTCCCTATTGTAATGTATTGTGCCGTTGTTGCTGGTGAAACTAGCAAGTGTGACGGTACAACCAAGATTTATTCTGAAACATTGGATGCGGTCGAGACTCCTACCAAGTGCTTACTTGAAGGATACATTCGTGCTGCACAGTATATTGATGACTGGCAGAAAGATCATCCTAATAAACCATTAGAATACCGGGTAAAGTGTCAGAGACCTGGACAAAAGACTTGACACAATACAAAATGACCTATATACTAAAGGTTATAAAGGAGAGATAAATGCTCGTAGGAGATAAAGTAAGTCATTCCGCCGTAACAGAAGCATATTGCATGATTTCTGCTTACATTCGTGAAGAAGGTAAACTAGGCACCAACTATGACAAAGAACAACTATTGGAGTTTGTCAAGTTTGTTGCGGAAATCCTCAAACATCCAGAGAATTTCATCGGTGTAGATCGCACACCAAGAGAACGAAATCTCGACGGTTCATTGAAAAATCCTGTCCTTGCCGATCATGATGGTACAGGACTCGCATAAAGAAAAGGTTTTATTATGATAATTATGGAAAATGCTCTACCAAATAATCTCTTTCGATACCTGAAAGAACACATTTTCAATGAGCAATTTCCGTGGTATTATATCAAGACCACTGGTCCTGCCGATAAAGGTGATGATACTTACGTTTACAGTTTTTATCATCGCTTCTATGAAGATAGTTTAGGTGTTCTCAATCCTACATTGAAACCTATTATGGACAGTTGTATCTTTTCTATCCTCGATAAGGCTAATATTGAAATGAGGGAATTGTATAGATCAAGAACAAATCTTGAAACTATTAAGCCTGTATATTATGAACACACTCCGCATATCGATGATGAAAGACGACATGTGGCGGCCGTTCTATATATGAATGATAGTGATGGTGATACAATTTTCTACAAACAACAATTTGATCCTTGTGCAGGCCGAGGATGGATGGAAGATATTGATTATATAAACAAAAATGGTGGTTTTGAGATTGAAAGAACCATAACACCTCAAGAAAATAAGATCGTCTTATTCGATGGTGCTACATATCATTCTAGTTTTGCTCCTGTGAAATCACATACAAGGTGTGTTATCAATTTCACATTTACAACTCCAGATTATTACTAATGGGACAATCCCTATAACAAGAAAGGTGAATAATAATGAATAAGGTATTTCTAGCAGCAGCCCTAATTCTAGGTCTAACAGTTTCCGCTTCCGCACTAACAACCCTAGATGAAACCCACAACGGTAAGACTGTTGCAGTTCCTGGTGCTACCAAGAGTGCAGGCGTCTATGCTCCAGCAGCACAGTATACCCCACACGGTCTAGTTGTTACTGCCCCTCCAGGTGCTGACGTTGACGTTGACAATGATGGTTCCGATATCTCTATTGATATTACCCCAAAGGGTAAGCAGGGCCTTCTAGGTCTAGGTGTTCTTGGTCTATGAGACGGGTTCTAATCCTTGCTGCGGTGCTTTTTAGCACCTCGGCCTTCGCTCACAATCATGTTCCTTACGGAACATATTACAATCCTATCCAGGATCCACCATTTGCTGGTGACTGGTCAGGTCCCGTTCATCGTGGTATGTATTGTGTTGGTGGGACTTGGCATCAGGGTTGGCTTCGTTCATGGGAAATATCACCTGTGATTAAGCCATCTTGTGGCACGGCTATATACCAGATACAGTAAAAGAATTGCGGGTGTAACTCAGTGGTAGAGTGTCAGCCTTCCAAGCTGTTCGTCGCTGGTTCGATCCCAGTCACCCGCTCCAATCTATAGGAAACTAAATAGTGGTACCCAATTCCGGGTATTATTATGGAGCTTCTTATGAACCTCTCAAATCTTACTGCTAACTGGCGTACCACAGCAATGGCACTAATCCCATTAGTTGCCTATGCTCTAAAGTATGCTGGTGTGTGGCCAGAGTCAATGCCTCTTCCACCATTGGATGAAGTATGGCCATTCCTACTATCAATCGTTGGTATTGGTGTTGCTGCAAAGGATAACAATGTTACCAATGCACAGACTCCATCCCCACCAACCACACTCTAACGTTCTATGCGGGTCTTAGCATCCGCTAGAAACTTACGAATGGCATCGACGGAGGCCTTACAACGAGAATTGTTCTTATAAAGTTCAACGACCGTTTTGGCCACCTCGGTGTCATTTAGTGTCTGCCATTTTGGCCATTGTTTTTTGATAGGACAATCATACATTTGATCAGGTGGGGTTACCACACGGAGTTTTGTAGTAGGCGCCGTAGACTGACATCCTGTCAACAGGAGTGCCGCAATTATGATAAATTTCTTCATTGGGATAACTCCTTGAATGTTCTTTTGAGAACCTCTGATGACTCTTTATCGTCTTTATGGGTGCTTAGATATGAATCCAAGTCTCTTAGTTTCTGGTTTAGATCAATCTCTTTTTGTTTGAGGTCGGCAATAATCTCATTACTCTCTTTGTTGATAGCAGTCAGGTCTTCCACAAGTTTCTCTTGTGCCTTCAACTCGGTTTCTAACTGTTGTATTCTCAATTCGGCAACGGCTGCTTCTTCTACGTTTCTTTTCCATACATAGTATCCGCCGCCGAGTATAACGGAAAGAACGATTGCTGCTATAAGATTTATTGTCCAACTATTGATAGGCATCTTGACATCTCCAAACATTCTGCTATAATATATAGTATTAGGAGAGGAAGCAATGATCTTATGTTCCTGTAACGCACTATCTTCCAATACTGTCAAACAAATTCTGGACAATCATTCCGGGCCTGTTCCTTCTGTCCAGGAAATCATGAACAAACACGGGTGTTCCGTTGAATGTGCTACCTGTGCCCATAACATCAAAATTGAAATAAGGAAACATTATGAAAGTCTACATCGGACCTTACCGTAATTGGATCGGACCATATCAGATTGCTGATTGGATTCCATTTGTTAGCGAAGATACTTCACACAAGATTGGTACATGGCTTGCCGATACTTGGGTTGCTAAAGTTTGTGATTGGGTATATAAAATCCGTGGCGAACGTGATATCAAGGTGCGTATTGATAAGTATGATACTTGGTCAATGGATCATACTCTAGCCCACATCGTTCTTCCTATGCTCATGCAACTACAAGAAACCAAGCACGGTTCTCAATTGGTTGATGACGAGGATCTTCCTTCGTATATGCGATATGGTAATCCTGATGGCCATGATAACTGGGTCCATTACAGATGGGAATGGGTTCTCAATGAAATGATCTTTGCCTTTGAGAGCAAACTTGATGACTCATGGGAAGATCAATTTCATCATGGTGAGGCTGAGTATAAATGGGATCTTGTTTCAGGCGAAGAAGATGATGAAAACGCTATGTATCAAGTAAATCAGATCAATCCTGATTATTGGGTTGACTTTGATGGCATGAAGTTGTATAATGATCGTATTCAAAACGGCTTCCGACTATTCGGGAAGTATTATCAAGGACTATGGGACTAAGGAGATTAGTATGATTTTCAATGGTAAGAAAGTGGATATCCTTGCTGAGGAGTTCAAGCAGCGTGCCTTTGATGGCAAGTGGGAACGGATCGTAAAGATCATGGATCTTGATAACTCTTACTCATTCGTGGGTGAGAATGGTAGCCGAATGACCCATATTCCTGAGAAGTGGGTTACAGTCGGCGTTTATGACTATCTAATGGAGATTGTAGACTAATGGCAAAAGATTTGAAGATTGTTCGCTTTTTCACGGGCGAGGACATTATTGGTGAGGTTCTTGAGGTCACTGAAAAGACCACAAAGATCCGTAACCCTGTCCGTATCGTGGTAATTCCATCGAAGGAGAACCCTAAGGAGCCAGGCGTGGCACTTGCACCTTTTACCAATTGGTCGAAGGACAAGGAGTTTGTGATCTATAACCATGTGATCATGTGTCATATGGAACCAATTACAGACTTTATCAACCAGTATAACTCTATCTTTGGCGGCATTGTTATGGCCGACAACAAACTAATCCTACCAGGAAACTAATGAAATTTTATACCAACGTTGAACTATGGTCAGGTAAAATCCTGTATAGAGGCGTTGAGGATGGACGGAGAGTGTCGTATAAGGTGGACTACCACCCGACACTCTTTGTTCGTTCCCAGACACCTACCAAGTATACCACGATACATGGCGAGTATGTCGGGCCTGTGAAACCGGGAACGATCCGTGACGCCCGTGACTTTGTAAAGCAGTATGAAGGTGTTGAGAACTTTACCGTATATGGTAATCAACGTTATCAGTATTGCTTTATTGCGGACGAGTTTAAAGGTGTTGTCGATTGGGATATCTCACAGATCAAAGTGGCCAATATCGATATCGAGGTTGGTGAACCACCGAATGGTGGGTTCCCTGAACCTGACGATGCTAATGGCCCATTGACTGCTATCACGGTCAAGATGGATGGCCATTTCACAACCTTTGGTTGCGGTGATTATAACAACACCCGCAATACGGTTACCTATATCCAATGCTCTAATGAGTATGACCTAATCAAGAAGTTTATTGGTTGGTGGCAGTCCGAATATCCTGATATCATTACAGGTTGGAACGTCCAGAACTTCGATATTCCTTATCTTGTTAATCGTATTGCCAAGATTGCTGGTGAACCAGAGGCCAAGAAACTTTCACCTTGGGGTATCATTACTCCCAAGCAGGTTGACCTTGGACAAAATCGTGTGATCAATTCCTATTCATTCAAGGGTATTGCTACCCTGGATATGCTTGATCTATACCAGCGATATGCACCAGATGGTAAGTCACAAGAATCCTATAAGTTGGATAACATCGCCCACGAGGAACTTGGTGAGCGTAAGTTGTCGTATGAGGAATATGGCAATCTTATCGGTCTGTATAAGCAAGACTATCAAAAGTTCATCGACTATAACATCAAAGACGTTGACCTCGTTGATAAGATCGATGCCAAGAATAAACTAATCGAGTTGGCCCTTACCTTGTCCTATGACAACAAGTGTAACTTTGAGGACGTGTTCGCACAAGTCCGCATGTGGGACGTTATCTGTTTCCACCACCTCAAGTCAAAGAACATTGTAGTTCCACCAATCGTTAGAAACGAGAAGAAGGAGAAATACGAAGGTGCTTATGTTAAACCCCCTGTTCCCGGTCTTTATAACTGGGTGGCATCTTATGACGTTAATTCTGAGTATCCTTCTGTTATCATGGGTTCTAACATTAGTCCTGAGACTATTGTTGAACCTGAGTCCTATACTGACAGTATGCGGAATGTTCTTAATCAGTCTGTGGATATTGACCGCCTCTTATCAGGTGTTATTGACACCTCCGGTCTACACAGTGATAACGTTACCCTAACTGCCAATGGTCAGTTCTTCCGCCGTGACAAGCAAGGATTCATGCCAGAGATGGTTGAGAAGATGTTTGCCGAGCGTAAACTCTATAAGAAGGAAATGCTAGATGCCGAAGCGGCCTACGAAAATGAAACGGACCCAAAGAAGAAGAAAGAACTTAAAAACAAGATTGCTAGGTTCAACAACCTCCAACTCTCTAAAAAGGTCTCCCTCAACTCTCTTTACGGAGCTATGGGTTCCAAATACTTCCGGTTCTTCGATCTACGTCAGGCGGTTGCTGTCACGACGACTGGCCAACTTTCCATACGCTGGGTCGAAAAAAGGATTAACCAATATCTCAACAAGGTACTAAAGGCAGACGATGACTACGTTATTGCAATCGATACGGACTCAGTTTACCTTAATCTTGATAAGATCGTGGGTGCTACGATTGGTCAAACTGAAACAAGCACGGACAGAAAAATCGCATATCTTGATAAAATATGTGAAGCTAAGATACAACCTGTTATTGATCAAGCTTTTGCAGACCTTGGTGCATACATTAATGTATTCCAACAGAAGTTAGTAATGAAGCGTGAGGTCTTGTGTGACAAGGCCATCTGGACAGGTAAGAAGCGTTATATTCTAAACGTCCATAACTCCGAAGGTGTGCAGTATGCTCAACCTAAGGTGAAAGTAAAGGGGCTTGAAATGATCAAGTCCTCAACCCCATCATCATGTCGTGACAAACTGAAAGAAAGTATTGATGTTATTCTTAACCAGAATGAAGATGCAATGTACCGCTTTATTGAGGATTACAAGCGAGAGTTTGAAACTCTGCCGCTCTCAGAGATTTCCTTCCCACGAGGAATTAACGGCTTGGTTAAATACTCGCACAGAGAAACTATATATGCATCCGGCACCCCTATTCATGTTCGTGGTGCTCTCATATATAACCATTTTCTACATAGTAATGGCCTTACTTCTAAGTATCCATTGATTCAAAACGGTGAGAAACTAAAGTATGTATTCCTCAAAGAACCAAACCATGTGCAATCTAACGTGATATCATTCCCTCAGGGCGGTATACCGGAAGAATTTGCCTTGTCTAAATATATAGACTATAATACACAGTTCACTAAAGCATTCCTTGACCCTCTCAAAATCATCTTGGATTCCATTGGTTGGAAGACCGAGAAAACTGCAAGTCTGGAGGACTTCTTCGCATGAGTAAAAAGACAGAAGATAAGCATCTAAAACATTCACCCGCCCGTCTTTATGAGTTTGTGCCAGACGAAGGAACAATTACACCCAACAACGTAGTCGAACTAGCCACACTGGTTCGAGTTGGGGTCGGTGGTGATCTTCTAAAGAAACTATCACCGGAACTACAGAAACACTTTAAGGAAGTTGCATGATACCTAAAATAATTCATCATCAGGCTCCTAAGAATAAGGACGATTGGCATCCTTTATGGGACAAGTGTAGAGAAACCTGGTTAAAAAACTTTCCAGAACCAGAGTATAAACATATGCTTTGGGATGATAATAGTATTGACAAGTTAGTTGAAAAACATTATAATGACTTTTCTAACCTGTATAAGTCTTTTAAATTTCATATAAATCGATTGGACTTTGCCAGATGTTGTATTCTACATTATTATGGTGGAATATATGCCGATCTGGATCTATACTGTTACAAAAACTTTTATGATGAAATTAAAGACGACGATCTGTGCCTGGTTGAATCACCGATTTTGAATGAAGTATATCAAAATTGTTTGATGGCATCCAAAAAAGGTTCGCCGTTTTGGTTCGAATACATGGTGCATATCGAAAGAGAGTTCTATGAATTTGAAGAAGGTATGGATCAAAATGCCTACTGCATGGACATATGTGGACCATTGAAACTAAGTTTCGTATCACAAGTGACAAGAAGAAGATATAAGGCATTGCCTCTTGATCTTTATAACCCTCCATTTGAGACATATTCTGATAATTTATACACAAAGCATTATCATACAGGAATATGGGGTAAAGATAATATATCATATCTCAAAGAGAATATGGACACAAAATTTGAATCTTTTAAAGAATTTTTGAAAGAAGATTTCCGAGAACTAAAAAATATAGATTTAGATTCTTTCGACTTTCAAAAAGGTGAATAAAAACTAAACTGACGAAAGGAGAATCTTATGTCAGATATTTTCAATCAACTATTAGCAGAAACAGATAATGAATATGCAGGCATCGTCGATGACGGTGTAGCAGCAGGTGACGTTACCGGTTACATTGGTACTGGTAACTATGCCATGAATGCCCTACTATCAGGGTCAATCTATGGTGGTCTACCACAGAACAAGGTTACAGCATTTGCTGGTGAACCTTCCGTTGGTAAGACTTTCTATGCCCTCAATGTGGTCAAACAGTTCCTAGAGGATAACCCAGATGGATTTGTATTTTACTTTGAGTCAGAGTCCGCTATCTCCAAACAATTCGTTGCTGATCGTGGCATTGACGCAAAGCGTGTTGGCATTGTTCCTGTGGCTACTGTCCAAGAGTTTCGCACACAGGCAGTAAAGATCCTAGACAAGTACCTAGAGGGTAAGGAGAAGCCTCCAATGGTGTTTGTTCTCGACTCACTAGGCAATCTATCAACCGACAAAGAAATGCAAGATATTGCCGACGGTAAAGATACCCGAGACATGACCCGTGCCCAGTTGGTGCGTGGTGCGTTCCGTGTATTGACTCTGAAACTTGGTAAGGCCAAAGTTCCATTGATCGTCACTAACCATGTCTATGATGTCGTTGGATCATATGTACCAATGAAGAAGATGGGTGGTGGTTCAGGTCTTGAATATGCTGCTTCTACAATCATCTTCCTGTCCAAGAAGAAGGACAAAGATAAAGATGGTTCTATCTCTGGTGCTATCATCACCGCATTGCTCAAGAAGTCTCGTATGACCATTGAGAACAAGAAGGTAGAGACCCGACTTAACTATGCCCACGGACTGGATAAGTATTATGGCCTGCTAGACCTTGCCATCAAGTTTGGTGTATTCAAAAAGGTATCTACCCGTATTGAATTGCCAGATGGTTCTAAGGCATTTGAATCACAGATTGAGGCCAATCCTGAAAAGTATTTCGACCAGGCCACCTTGGATGTGATTGACGATTTTTGTAAGGCCGAGTTCCTATATGGATCAATGAATGTGACGGAGGAGGAAGTTGAATGAATACTCTGAAATTTTTGACAAAGTAGGTTGTTTGTATATTGGAAACTTATTGTCAAAAGAAGAAAGTGAACAGGCATTACTAAAACTTTTCATTTCCAAAGAAAATGGACAACATGTAACTGATGGTATGGGATATGAAATTTCATTTTCGAAAGGCGAATTGAACTACCTATGTGAAAAAATAAGACCTACTTTAGAAAAAATTTTAGACAAAAAACTATCTCAAACATATTCTTATGCCAGAATTTATAAACATGGCGATGAACTTGAAATCCACACAGATAGAACTTCTTGTGAAGTATCAGTATCAATTACGTTGGGGTATGGTGGAGAATCCATATGGCCTTTTTGTTTTATGGATGTAGAACACACCAAACCTCATATTTCTTTTGTAGATGGGATAGAATATTTCGGGGAGAAAATAGAAGATTATGATCCTTCACATTTACAAAAAATCGAAATAGGAATAGGAGATGCCATTCTATACAAAGGTATGGAAGTTGCTCATGGTCGAAAAAAATATGAAGAAGGACTTTGGCAAGCACAAGTTTTCCTACACTTTGTCGATCTAAATGGTTTAAATGCTAACCATGCAAATGATGTAATAGTAGTAAGAAGAAGAATGGAGGATATTAATGGAACTAGGAATTGATTATGTATTTCGGGATGACTTGTTCGATTCTAAGAAAGATGGAACTACAGTTCCAATAGAATTGAATCTTGACCCGTTCGCCGGAGTGGTGTATCATTATACCCAAGTGACATTCAAGATGGGTGAGGACAACATCCCAAGAATGTTATATGATTATGAAATAGATAAGACAAATGATTTATCTATGGTGACACTACGGAAAAACCAGAGATTCAACGAGGTTCTTGGACTGATTCTAAATGCCCTACTATTGGATGCGTCAGAAGCCGAGGCTAACTCGGAGAGTGGTGATGAAAAATGAGGGTGCAGTTGCATTACCCAACATTGGTTATTTAAAGAAGAATGTGCCTGATGAACTTTTCAATAATCTAAAAAAAGAATGTTTAGAATGGAGAGAGTCCGAAGATGTTATGACCACTGGTCTATCATCTATGGGTGTAACTAAACATTTCTGGATCAAGGATAAAAAAGCATTACAAGATTATGTGTTATCTCTGGTCAAAGAATATAATGAAAGTTTCGATTATATAAGATATGTCGATATTCTATCAAAGAATCTCCCGTTTACAGCGGGGGATCCATGGTTCAATATACAGAAAAAAGGCCAATTCATTCCTAACCATGTGCATCAAGGTGTCTATTCATATACCATTTGGGTCAAGATACCTTACGGCCTTGAAAAGGAATATGGAAGAATGGGTGAAATGGCAACGACTTATTCTGGTCAATTTGAATTTACTTACCCAACTACTCTAGGAAGTTTATGGTCTCAAAGATTTGATTTGACAAAAGAATATGAAGGTGTTATAATACTCTTTCCATCCAAATTGCTACATTGTGTTTATCCTTTCTGCTCAACGGATGAAGAAAGGATAAGCATATCAGGTAATATATTTTTGGATGCTGACCGGCCGTGAAACAAGGACTTACATGAGACTAGAACAAACGATACTAAAGAACCTGATCAAGAACGAGAAGTTCACTCGTAAGGTCCTACCGTTTCTAAAACCTGATTACTTTCCGAACCAGGAAGACCGGCTGCTTTTCCAAGAAGTGGCTGGTTTTGTTCTGAAATATAATCAGCAACCAACTATCGATGCCTTGGAGATTGAGGTAGATAACATTCGTGGATCTACCGACGATACTATCAAGAATATCAAAGAAACAATCAAAGAACTTACTGCTGACACGACCGAGACCAATGAAGATTGGTTGGTGGAGAACACCGAGAAGTTTTGTCAGGAACGTGCAATCTATAATGCTATTACCGAATCATTGGAGATTATGAATGGGAAGGGGAGACTCACTAAGGGCGCTATACCTACTTTGTTGTCTGACGCTCTGGCTATATCTTTTGACCCGAATGTTGGTCACGATTATTTAGAACAAGCAGAGGATAGATATGAGTATTATCACAGAGTTGAAGAAAGACTACCGTTTGATCTGGAGTTCTTTAACAAGATTACCAAGAATGGAGTCCCGAAAAAGACTCTCAATATCGTTATGGCTGGCGTCGGTGTTGGTAAATCACTTACTCTTTGCCATCTTGCTTCTTCTTACCTTAATCAAGGTAAAAACGTTCTTTACATTACTTTAGAGTTGTCTGAGGAACGAGTGGCAGAACGTATCGACGCCAATCTCCTAAACATTACACTTGATGACCTTATGCTCCTTCCTAAGGACGTGTATAAGAACAAGATTGATAAGTTGAAAGAGAAAACACATGGTAAGTTGATTGTGAAAGAGTATGCCACCTCCACAGCATCCACGAACCACTTTAGAGCATTGTTGAATGAATTGAACCTCAAGAAGAACTTTGTTCCTGATGCCATTATGATCGACTATCTAAACATCTGTTCCTCCTCCCGTGTGAAGGCAGGTGTGGCCAATAGTTATACATATATCAAGGCAATCGCCGAGGAACTTAGAGGTCTTGCGGTTGAGTTCAATGTGCCTGTCTGGTCTGCTACACAGTTGACCAGAGGTGGTTATGGTTCATCTGATCCTGATATGACTGATACCTCCGAGTCGTTTGGTCTACCGGCCACTGCCGACTTCTTCGTGGCACTTATCACGAATGAAACCATGGAGCAGTTGAAACAGATCCAGGTGAAACAGTTGAAAAACCGCTATGGTGACCCAGGTCTTTATAAAAGATTTGTTATCGGGGTTGACAGGTCTAAAATGAAGTTGTATGATGTTGAACAATCTGCACAAGACTTGGCGGATTCAGGACAACCTGAACCAGAACCGATTCCGAGAAAGTTTGATGGTGGTAAAAGCAAGTTCAAAGGACTCAAAGTATGATTACTCAATATGAAAACTTTTTAGATGAAGATTTGTTTTATGACTGTGCAGAATATTCTTATCAATTATGGGGTAGTCAATATGTGAAATTTTCTACAAATCAATTTTGGCCGGAATATATTATTCAGGATAGCAGTCTCATATTGATACATGATATAGACAAGAATGATCTAAGAAAAAGAATTGAAGATACTTTACAGAAACATGTAAGATATAATGAAATATCATTAATGTCTTTTTATTATTTCACTCCAGGATCTCACATACCTTGGCATGATGATACAAAGTATAGAGGTGCCATGACGATCTATCTATTAGATGGATGGAATAAAAATCATGGAGGTCTGTATCTTTATAATGATAACAACACAATAAAAGGTTTAGTTCCTAGAAAAAATTTAGCAATTTACCATGAAGGTAATGTAGAACATTCGGTATCGGCTTTGTCTAGTCATAGCCCCGTTAGAACATCAATTCAAATATTCTTTGATAGGGTCTAAAATGAAATATACATATTATCCAGAGTTTGATGAATACGATTGTTTGGAGTGGCATGTCTATGAAACTGCCACAGAACAAGTTATCGCCACATTCCTTTTCGAGGAAGATGCCGTATTGGAAACAAACCGACTTGAAAGAGGTGGCGGATTTGACGGATTCACACCATCTTTTATGTTGACAAGGGCCCCAAAACCTGATATAAACCAGGCATTCGCTATGGAGTTTTCGGAATAATTCCTAAAATAATGCTTGACATTATGATCCGGTGCCTATATACTAATCAGACAATCAGGAAAGATTGGTTCCATAGCACAACAGGATAGTGCAGCCGCCTTCTAAGCGGCAGGTTATAGGTTCGAATCCTATTGGGACCGCCATTACATAGAGGTGTAGCCAAGTGGTTAAGGCCAGCCGCTCATAACGGTTCTACCGGGGGTTCGAATCCCTCCACCTCTACCACGAATGTAAACAGTCTATCTAATCAATAGACTAAGGGTGCGTCAAAATGTCGCAGAAAAAAGTGAAAAAAGTTCTTGACTTTGCCATCTGGCGCCTATATAGTATGCAACTGTTGAGTGAGAGACGACATGAAGGATGAAAACATAAAACGAGATTACTTTTGGATAGTTGAGGCTTGTGACCGTAACGGTCGTCCAAACTATCGCAAAGAGTACCACGATAAAGACGGCTCGGCATTCCGAGATTATGCTCGATTGAAAGCGCATGGCACTGTGTCCATTCAGCGCAAGTATAAAGAGTATAAGATTGCCTAACTAAAGGCTGTTTGACAATTGAATCTGGCTATAGTAATATAGTAATTGGGCTGCGGGTCGGACGCTAAGGCACGGGACTGCA